GACCGGACCGAGAAGTCCGAGCATCCGGCGGCACAGCCCGATCCCGACTACGCGAAATACAAGGAAGGCGACCCGTCTGCCTGGGCCGAGGACGTACATCCTGGTCCCTACGACACGGCCGCTGCTCCTGCAACGCCCGGCTACAGAGAGCCAGCAGACCACCCGGCCGCCAAACCCGGCAAGCCCATGAGTGCGTCTGACCAGAGCGAGGAGGAGATTCGCAGGGCCACCGAGTTGAAGGCGGCGAAGTGCATTCGCGTCGCTGCCGTGATGCTCGGCGATGTCCCCGAGCGCGTCGATGAGGAAAAGCATGTCCTGGCCATCGAGAGCCAGGCTCTCGATCTCATGGACCTTCCCGACGATCACCTTCAGTCGACTCTGGAGCGTCTCGGAATGGCCGACGATGAGGAATCCGACAAGGAAGCCTCCATGGACATCACAGCCCGTCTCGACAGGCTTGAGTCTGGCCTGGAGCGCATCGCAGAGAAGATGGGCATCGCCGGCAATCTGTTCGGCCAGATGGATGAGCCGATCATCGAAGAGCCCATGGAGGAAGACCTGCTGGAGACTCCACTGGAGGAAGAGGACGCGATGCTGGAAGAGATGCTGGCTCAAGATGAGCCGGTAGTCGAGGAAGACGCCATGCTGGAGGAGATGCTCTCCCAGGATGACGACGATCTCGATGACGACGAGGAAGAGATGCTCGCGGCCATGCTCTGCGGACGTACCGCGGCCGACGAGGAGGAGGAAAAGGAAGAGGACAAGGAGGGCGGCAAGAAGGCCAAGAAGGGTGAGGACGATGAGGAGGAGGAGGCCGATGAGGACAAGGAGAGCGCCTGCAAGAAGGCCGAGGAGGAGGAGAAGAAGGAGGAGAAAGAGCCCGAGGAGAAAGAGGCTTCCCTCGACATCCAGCTTGAAGACCCAATGGGCCTGATGGATACGTCAGCCCCAGACAGCGACACAGATCTGGAGCTTCTCTACCGCACTGCCGAGGACGATGAGGACAAGGGCGGCAAGCCCGAAAAGGGCAAGATCCCTTCGCAGTTTGAGAAGAAGGACAAGGACGAGGAAGAGGGCAAGAAGGAAGAGGACAAGGCCGAGGAGAAGGAGGAAGAGGCCCAGGATGAGGGTGAGAAGGAAGGCGGCAAGAAGAAAGGTACTGATCTCCGTCCGCAGCCGAAGGAGCCCAGCACAGGGGCTCAGGCTCTCGGCACCGTCCAGAAGTCGGCGTCGAGCGAGGTCAGCGATCTCAGCAGCCTGTGGGAGCACGCTCCCGACGTGTCCTCAGTGTTCAAGTAGGACTTTCGCCTACCTGCCCTTTTCATCGAGGGCAGGTAGGTAATCGGGTTCCACCATCGGTGGAATGACTATACGCACCCATATAAGTATCGGAGCTTGGTGAGGGTTGGTCTTTGACCACCATTCTGGGGGTCGCCCCGTCAAGCCGCAATCCACCAAACCTGTGAACAGGGAGCAAAAGGAGCCATAGAAAAATGGCGTTGCTTGGACAGGCGAGTGGTGGTTTAACGGAGTCGTCCTCGGCTCTCCGAATTCTCCATGTGGGTGTGCGTAACACCGTGGGGGTTCTGACCGAGGATAGCTTCACGCAAACCAACCCTCCCGTAACTACGGTGGCTGCTCAGATTTCCACTCAGTGCGATACGTCAGTGCTGGGTGTTCTGTCTGGGTCGGTCGCTTTCACGCGCGTTGACGCGGGGGACAACTTCATCGGTGGTCCCGTTGAGCACGGTCTTGGCAATCAAGCATTCCAGATCAAGCCGGTCGGATGCTTCATCAACACCGCGGTCGGAAACGCATTCGAGAATCAGCCCGGTCCCGCAAGTGGGAAGGGCCCCTACGTCTCGGCTCAGGGAACCTACGGGAATGCCCTCTTCGAGAGCCAGGTCATCGAGGCAGCTACCGTTGGTGGTGGCGTCCTGGCGGCCGGTACGGACATCGTCTACTCGACTGGTATGCGCCTGTTTGCTTCACGCAACGGGTACTTGCAGCCAATGGAGTCGGCGCAAGCTGGCGCTGCAACCTCGTTCCTGAACGCGGCCCACTCGGTCGAGATCACGAACGGCATTGTGGTAGCAGATGTAACCCTCATCGGCATCCTCAAGATGCCCCCTGACGCAACCATGAATGAGTTGGTCTACGACCAGCGCATCTAGGGGAGGACAAAACGATGACGGTTGACAACGCAGTCAAACAGCGCATCATCAGCGACTACATCAAGACCGCTGCTGGGCGTCACAAGCTGGCCGCGTCCATGACGCAGCCTCTCCGCACGCGGCGTGACTACACGTCTGTGGGTCGGCGCACGTTCCTCGTGGAGCAACTCCCCGATGGCGCACTGCCGATCTACGACAAGGATCCCGATGTCACGGCGTATGTCGTCGGCGAGGAAGGCGAGAACATTCTCGCTGTCACCAAGCCGCGGCGCGTGGTGTTCCCACTCTTCGAGATCGCGAGCTTGCCCGAGATCCCGCTGACCCAGATCAAGGAGCGGCGCTTCGACCTGATCGATCGTGCGCAAGATCTGGCGAGGGCTCAGATCCAAGCCGCGGAGGACGAGAGGGTGTTCGCCATCCTCGACGCTATCGCCACTGTTGGATTCGACTCGCTTCCGGGCCAGTTGAACCCCGACGTGCCGGTGGTCGCTCCCATTTCTGGTGCCGTCCTGGCCGACGCATTCAGTCTCATCGAGCGTCACGACCTTCGGGTTGCTCGTGTGTACATGAATGCGCGCGACTATGCCGACATCAGGAAGTTTGGTCGGGACATCTTGGATATCGAGAGTCAGCGCGACTTGCTGAAGACCGGTCTCCAGGCAACCCTGTGGGGCGCGCAGATCATCACCAGCCGGCTCGTTCCGGTTGGCACGGTCTATGTGTGCTGCGAGCCCGAGTTGTTCGGACGCATCCCGGTGCGTACAGAACTCACGGTCCTCTCGGCCGACGACCCCCGCGCCCGCACCATCGGGTTCTCAGTTTTTGAGAATCTCGGAATCGGTGCCTACAACCCGCGTGGGCTCACTCGACTGTCTGTCACCCGCTAGTAGCGGCTGAGAGGCAGAATGGAACCCCGGTGGCTTCGGCCTCCGGGGTTTTCTTTTTGCTTGTGGGGCGTATTTGGGGCGCGGTAGGATACCCAGGACCCTATGCGTGCCATCCCGTGTCCTATTTCTCCACAGGAGCTTGAACAGCTTTATCGAGTAGAGAAACTCACTGACGAGCAGATTGTCGAACGCATCGGTGAGGAGGCGACGGTCAAGCGTGTTCGATCGTGGCGTAAGCTGTTTGGCATTCGCACGCTTCATCGATGGGAGCGTTACGATGTGCCGCTGATTGAGGGGCGACTCAAGTCTTTGCTAGTTGGCTCAATGCTCGGTGATGGGAGGCTCGTTTACAGGACGCACGCAACCCACTACACGGAGAACCATGAGGAGGCTCAGAAGGCTTATCTTGAGTGGAAAGTCGCTCAATGGGGGTCGTCCTGGGTGCGTACGGAGCCCAAGCCCAGTGTCAAGAAGAAGGATGGGAAAACCTACCGTTCATGGCGATTCAACACGGTCGCCCATGCGATTCTGAATGATTGGCAAGCGCTTTTCTACGAACGGCGTGATCGCGGCTGGAAGCGTCTTGTCTCTGAGATAGTGGATCATGTAGACGAATTCGCGCTGGCCATCTGGTACCTCGATGATGGTTCTGCGGGATGGTGGCCTGACATCATATTCGGTGCGGATGGGGAAAGCCGCAAGGTTGCGTGGGCCATCTTTGAAAAGTTCGGTCTCAAACCTCGGTGGCGGTTGGCGAAAGAGATGGCGGGTCGGGAGACAGGTACCTTTCACATGGAACGCGAAGACACTGCCGAGAAATTTCTCAACATTATCACACCACATGTCCCGGTCTGCATGGCGTGGAAACTCAGGGGTTTCGGTTACAACAGCGGTCGAAACAACATCATCAAGGGCAAGCTCGATTCCGAGGTCTTACGGGAGTTTGCGGCCGAGGGAATTCCAATTCGGCGCATAGCAAAGATTCTTGGGGTTGGTAGCTCCACGGTGGATCGCTATCTTCGGAAAAATGGGATCGAGCATCCCCGGACCAAGGGGAATCCAAACCATCGGAGAACCCATGTCTAGCTCGACTGACGCACTTCGAAAATATCGTGAGGGATTGCGTGGAACGGCTAAGTATCGTGAGATGCGGGAGTATGATTGGGATCGGGTCCGGGCCGATCCTGCCAAGCATGCCAAGCGAAGTAAGACCAAACGAATCAAGCATGCTCGACGGATGGAGGAAGACTCTGACTACAAGACCAAGGTGTTGGCGGGAAGTAAGAGAGCCAACGCTCGTTTGAGAGAGCTTCCTGAGCATGAACGCTCTGCCAAACTCCACAAGTGGCGTTTGAAGAGCAGCTATGGTCTTACGCCTGAAGACTACGAGGAGCTTTTGGCTTCTCAGGGGAATGCCTGCGCGATCTGCCAGACCAAAGAGCCTGGCGGTAAGCGTAAGGTCTTTTCTGTAGACCATTGCCATGAGTCGGGAAAAATCCGGGGGCTTTTGTGTGCTGGCTGTAATCTGGGGTTGGGTAAATTCAAGGATGATCCTGAGCTGCTTTGTTCAGCCATCGCCTATCTGAAAGCAGCAGAAGGAAAGCCGTCTCCTGAGGATATGCTTCATACTGTCACCTGTTCTGATTGTGGGAAGCGGTGGAAGACCAGGAGAGTCAGAGGATTGGTTTGTCCAGAGTGCGAGGAAAAGCGGGCTCAGGAACGAGAGCGGCGTTGGAGGTTGCGTAGAACCAAACAGTGTCCCACATGCGGTGGTGGGTTTGTGGATGAAACGCAGGCCAACAACCGTAAGTACTGTTCTTCTCTGTGCTTGGCCAAGGCACAGGCTGTGCGTCGGAAGGAGCGGGATGCGTAGCAAGAGGCCACCGCGAGAAGTCTTGGAGAGCTTGGTCGCGGAGCTTTTGACGCAACAGCAGATTGCTGGTCGTTATGGTGTGGCTCAGG